CCATCATAGTAACACAATGTTCGTAAAACTTTGATAGGCCAGAAGAAGCTTCTGTGATAACCATCACCTTATTTTTATCAATATTATAGACATTTTCGTGAGAGAAGTGTATCCATCGTTGTAGACTGATAGATTCTTCAATTCCGTATTTTGTAACCTTTGGTAGCACGTTTACTTTTAGGGGTGCTTTGATTTCAAAGGTTCTAGGATGTTCCTTAGAAATAACATCACAAATAATTTCTTCACCACTTTGTAGTTTTAGAATTTTATATTCTGTCATTTTATTTTTATCCTATTGATAGTGTAATCAAACTGTTCTTCATTATAGATATTTATTCGTTCCATGAAGTGGTTCAGAGTAAAGTTTCTTTTACTCTTATAAGATAAATCATCTGCTAAGTCGAATAAGGTAGCTCTATCTTTACTGTCACTCCTACGCAATCCACGGCCAATCGACTGCAAGGCACGTACTCTGGATTTACTTGGACTAGCGAACACGATGTTGTGCAGATTACGAATATTGATACCAGTAGAAAAAGTGCCATACGAAGCAACGATGATTGCATTCTTTTCGTTTTCAGTAATTTCTCTAATTTCTTCACGAGTTTGTGTGTCTGTTCCACCAAAGACATAAAATACCTTCCTGTCTTTCGCAGATTTGTTAATCATATCGTAGAGTACACTTCCATGTTTCTCCACATACTGAAACAATACTAATGTATTGCTATTAAGGTTAAGAGTTAAATCCCTTATGAATTCATTTCTCTTTTGATGAGATACAATAAAGTCCATCTCATCTTGATAGTTCATGCCCTTGACAAGTTTACACTCTTCTTCTGAATATGTTAATACCAAAGCTTTGATATCGAATTCAGCAAGTGTCTTTTTATCAATAAGTTCCTTTGTAGATACTACTCTATTTAGTGAACCGAACAGTCCTTCAAGAACTAATCTATGGGTTTGCATTCCATCTAATGTACCTGTCAACCCAAACCTATACTTACATATATCTAGTTTAGTTAGAACATTTGTCAAGGACTTTGCTTTGAATAAATGAGCTTCATCACCAATAACACATCCAAACTGAGAGAAGTATTTCTTTGGAAATTTGTAGATAGATTGCCATGTAGATATAACAACTTTCTTAGACACGTTCTTATCATGTCCACTGTATATCTTCTGTAGATATTTCTCATCCCATCCATAGTCAAGAAAGTCTGAGTACATTTGTTCTACTAAAGATGTTGTTGGAACAAGAATAAGTATCTTGTCATTATCCTGTGGTTGTAAAAGTAACTCGTAGTATCTTACGAGAATATAGATGATAAGTGATTTACCAGATGCAGTAGGACTAAGAAGTAAAGCACGATGTTTTCTGATTGCATAATCCACGGCATTAATCTGGTAGTCTCTTGGATGTATTGGTTTATTCCTACTTTTGAGTTTAAGACTTGTAATAAATCCTTCCAAGACTTCTCTACTAATTTCTTTTTCATCTTTTAATTCCTCACTTATTTCATATGGTTCGTCCCAATCCTCTAACCACTTTTCCAAATATGAAAGTAGTCCAAGGTATAACTCTCCGTTTGCTGGAGAAAATAGTCTAATCTTTCCATCCCAAATACGATTACGGTACGCAGGCATAAACTTAGCGCCTGGCACTTCAAAAGTAAAATGTTCTGAGAGGGAACGAGCAGTTGAAGCTTCAGCATCCACTCTGAGGAATACCTCATTCTTCTTGGTAACTTGAGTCACTAGATAGCACCGTCAACAAACTTTCGCCATTCAATAGCGTTTTTGATGTCCCATCCACGTTGTTGAATTTGCTTCAGTATCCTCTCACAAGAGTCTACACACATTTTGTAGTACTCTACTTTTTGTTTTGCTTTGATAAGTTCCTCATCTGACTCCAAGTAAATAGGGATGTCAACTTTGAGTATTTTATGGTCGAATGGATTATCACGATACACAATAGGGTCTGCTTTCCCACCATAGTACTCCCATTTCTTTCGATAGAGTACACGATAAGTTCCTTCATTCATAAGAAGAAGTTGTCTAAATGTGTTGTAGATAGTTAGGTACTTTTGATGAAGAGTTGCAGACTTCAGAGATTCATCTCCAAGTTCCAAGTCATCCATCTTCAAGTCTTTTTCAGCAGATTGCTGTAGTTCGTCTAATGTCATAATATTTCACCTGTTAATAATAAAGGTGAGTAGAGTTGGTTGAAACTTTCTGTTCTATCTTATCTCGTATAGAGACTAAAGTTTATGGTGTTAAAGTTCACCGTTCTACTCATTCTTATTTATAATTTCGCTATTGTGTATAAATCGTAATTAAACGTCACACTAGCGGTTAACCCTGTTGATGCCTCATCTTTGGTATCAAAGGATAGTCCAGAAAGTGAAGTCGGATATATGTTCCTAAACTTCACTTGTATACTGGGGTTGTTCTTGTTTGTCAGTATCGTTAATGTTGCATCACTGGTCAACACTGAGGGGTTAGTAACATTACCCTTGCCTGCGTTACCAATATCTTTTGTATCTGTATTTCTAATTGCGTCTGCAAATTCTGTTGGATTTTGAGGGAAACCAATACCTGTCATCCAATCATGGATTTCTCTGTAATTGCTGAGATTTTCCTGTACCAAGAAACTTAGTTCCAACGGACTATATTCTAAGGTATCTCCCATAAATGGCATTGCTTTATATCTACTGTTCATAATTGCATCACCAGAAAATGCGATGCCAGGCAGATTAATCTCCTGTGCAAAATACACTGTGTTTGGTATTTTTAGAATATCAAACTTGAATTGAGTTGGACGTGCCAAATCAAAGTTATCTGGTTGTCTGTCAATTGCAGTAGTTATCGCCATGTCTTATATTCCCTTTTCATAATACTATTTATAGCGACCAAAAAAAAAGGGGAAACCGAAGTTCCCCCTTTTCAGATTCGTTTACCGAATTCTTATTACTACATGATGTTAGTAACTTGTACTCTTCTGTAGTATACGTTGTCGTTGGCAGTAAGTGCGCCTTCACGAACATTTGCTCCACCAGCAAATGGGTTTGCAGTAAGACCATATCTAGTCTTGAAACCAATTTTAGGTTGGAAAGTGTTTTCACCAACCGCACGAACCATTTGTAATGGAACGTATGGGCAGTAGAAAATACCACTGTCGTAAGGTGAAGTACCCTTATAACCTACAGTGTAGTATTGTTTCGCATCAGCATTTGCTGAATATGGGTCAATGTACACTTTGAAACGTCCGTTAAGAACACCAGCAAAAGTATTACCAGCATCGTCTACGTTTAGGTTATTGTTAAGAGCAGGAGTGTAATCAAGTACACCAGCCATTTGAAGTGCAGATGCAACATCAGATGAACAGATGATTACGTTACCTTTTCCTCTACGAGTTTGTTGAGCAATTACATTCGCATCTCTTTCAAGTTGGAACATAAGTCCTTTGAACTTCTCAACACTCCAACGGCCGTTTGAATCAACGTCCATGTCGAAGATACCAGAAGTTGCAGTATCAGTCTGAGCACCTGGCTTAGCAGTTACATAGATTGTACGGATAACTTCACGGTTGATTTCGTTAAGAATTTCAGCAGAAAGGATGTTTGCAAGTTCTGTCTCAGCGTCTAAACCGTGGATTGCTTTCAAGTCTTGTGCAAGTTCCATAGTGTATTCTGCTTTAAGAGCTCTAGACTTTGCAGTAACAGTTTGCTTCTCAATTGAGAATGCCATTTCTGCGAAGTGGTTAGAACCAGAGTCACCTTTAGCTTCTGCGTCAGCAGTTGCCATACCAGTACCACCAGTATAAGTACCTGCCGGCGAGTCATTAAGAATCGCTGGGTTAGTACCTGCTTGTGTACCAGCACCAGAGAAGTCAGAGTCTGCTTCGTTGTAGAAAGTCTCTGTACCTGTTTGGTTAGTATAACGTGAACGCATTGCGAAGATTAACCCTGTAGGGCCAGTCATTGGCTGAACGCCAGCAACATCGTATGCAATCAAGTTAGGCATAGCACGTCTGACTAATGAAATTAGGATTGGATCCCAATTATCAACAGCAGCGCCAGTTGAGTTAGTTGGAGCAGCTTCTGATAAGAACGCAGAGTCCTCACGAAGTGCTTTTTCTTGGTTTTCTAGGATAACAGTAGTTACAGCCTTACGATAAGAATCATTAATCTCTGGAAGATCATTGTGTTCTAGGACTGGTTGCCACTTTTCCTGTAAATGTTCAGTTTGAAACATTTTTATTTCTCCTTGTTTGAGTTTTTTCTAATAATATTTATAAGAATTTAATTTTTGAAAGACAAAATCTTCCGCAGCTTAAACCTTACCTCGCTTTACATTTTTACTAATTGCACTCATATAAGCACTCATAGCACCAGTTGTATCGTAAGATTCTGAACTTTCAGATTCGGAATCTACAGATTCAGCGACAGTTGTTGCTTTCGGGAAATAACTTTCCTTGAGCGTGTCGAGTTTACTTCTGAAAGAATCTTCATCAGTAAAATCTACATCTTCTGCAAGAGATTTGAATTTTTCAGCTTCGGTGTCAGCCAAATCTGAAGAAACCTCTGCAAAAACAGACTCACGAACTAGTTGATTGTTTGCTTTCTTTAAGTCAGCAGACTTTTCAATTTGTTCATTGAGTTTGGCTTCTAGGGCGTCAAGCTTCTCAGCTTGTTGTCCTAAGATGTCATACTTTTCATCTGGAACATCAATGTAATGCTCCTCGAAAAGTGATTTAAGTCCAGAAATGAAATCTTCTGCAATCTCGCCTTTGAGACCACGTTCAATTGCAATTTCATTTTCCTTCATCCATTCTTCAACAACATAACCCATGTATGCGTCAACTTTTTCAGTTAACTCACTTTGGACTTTGTTTACTTCTTCAGCAACTTCTTGAACCTTTGCAGATTCAATTCTCTCAACTTCTGAACGAAGTTTTGATTTTACAGCTGCTTCAAAAATTGTAGATGCTTTTTCCTTAAATTCTTCTGAAATTTCTTCACCATTAACTAGTGCAGAAACATCTTCTGATACATCAACTGACGCAAGACGGTCTTCCAAAGTAGATTCGTCAACTTTCGCAGACTCTTCTTCTTTTTCTTCCTCTTCTTTTGCCATCATTTTGTCGTAAGACGCTTTAAGGTCTCCAGCTTTCATGTTCTCCATTTCAGAGTACATTGCTTTCAACATTTCCGCTTTTGTCATCTTACCTTCTTCTAGTGATTCTGTTTCAGAATCGTCTGAAGTTTCAGTTTCTTCTTTGGTTGCACCGGCTTTAGGGTCTGCTGCTTTCTTTACTTTAGCAGAAGCCTTCTTTCCAGCACTGTCTTTTGATTCTGGATCAACGACAGGTTTACCCAAATCTTCAACATCACCTTCTTGTTTTTCCATTGAGTCACCTTTACCAGCAGTTGCGCCAGGTGCTTTTGCTTCTTCAAGCTCTGCACTGACTTCCGCCTCTAGTTCCTCAATTGTCTTGTCTAGTTCTGACATTGGGATTTTCTCCTTGGTTGTTTTATTAACATATTTATAATGATTAAAGTTTAGACAGAAATTTTGCGAATGCAAGTGCGGAAACATTAGTTTGTTTACGTCTTACAGACTCATTGATTTCATCATGGAGTTCGGCAATCTCAACTTCTTTGAGTATTCCGTTGTTCCAAATCCATTCCTTACCTTCCATAATCCCTTCAACAAAGGCTTGAGGTGCAGATGGGTCTGCAACAATATCTGCCGCAGTGGCAAGATAAAAATCGTCTTTCACATAATTAGCACCACTCTTAGATTCGATAGAACCCATGCCTCTTGAAGAGACACCAAGTTTACCACCATCTTTGATTAATGCTTTCGCTATTTCCCCCATTGGAGTAGAGAGCAGTTTCGCCTCACCAATAAAGTTCTTTCCATCAGCTTCCAGTTTAGTTATCATGTGCGATACCCTGTCAAGATTGACAGTGGGGCCTTCTGGATGACCCAGTTCCCCAAACGCACGACCTTCAGCAACAAATTCTTTGTTATAACGAGTGACTTCTTTTTGAAGTACACTCATTGGGTAGACACGACCGTTACGGTTTTTCATGTCTGCCTGCATAAAGATTCCACGAATCTTCATTTCTTTTTCACCGTCCTCTTTGGCTTCGGTGATGTATTCTACTTCTTGTATCTGTTCTGCTATTAGTTTCATATTAGAACCCCGATGCTACGATAGGAGTAATTTTGATATCGGATGCACCACGCATTCCAACTCCAATGTCTGTGTGAATAACGACACCAGCGTTTGCACCGACTCTTACTGAACCTGTGTCACCGTCATCGTCTGCGTTTCTAATTGTAACTGCTCCTACTGAACCTGTGTTAAACACATAATGTGCAGTCACAGTTTTGCCCTTGGTAGTACCAGTTGCAAGTGCTTCTTCTGCTCCGATTATCTTCATTTTACTCTATCCCTAAATTGCTAGCATTTCTTTTTCAAAATAGTCCATAAGTGCCTTTTGCGGAACTTTGAACTTCTTGGAAACACTATTTATTGTTTTTTCAAAAGTATTTAGGAAATTATTAGGTTTCGCATCCATTTCCTTAAAAATAGCGTCAATAGCCTTTCTCATCGCTGGAGACAACTTCTTGTACTCCCTCGAATTCTTATGCTCATCTTTCTCTGGTAGTTCTTGTTTGAACTGTGAAAGAGTTTTACTCACTATCTTTTTCTACCTCTGAGTCTGAAATATGGTGTGTCACAAAAGTCTGTGCCACCTCTTGTCTTTTTGTTTCTAATGCATCTCCTACCTTAGAAGCAAGTGCATTATTAAAATGAGTCTCCGCTGCAAGGTTATCGCCTGATGCAATTGAACTTACAAAGTCCTTTACATTATCTACCATTATTTATCTCCTTTATTTGGGTCGTTATGTGCGAACATACCATCGTCATCACCTGTCATGTCACCACCTTCTTCATCTTTAAGTTGATTGTCAATTTCTTCAATCTCCTCATCAGACATTCTAAGGATTTGTTTCTTCACATATTCCTTAGAGAAGTATGTACCGACATATGATTCGACTTGTCCAAGCATGTCCAATCTGTCCCGAAGAATTTCTGCATTCTTCAGTTCTGTAAAATGTCCATCCTGTAGGAAGTCAAATTGAATATGTTCTTTGAAGTGATTCCACTCATCCATTGCAATAACACCTTTTAGTAAAAGTTGTGTACGCAACATATCTAAGAACATAAGAGCAAACTTCTTACGAAGTCTCTGGACAAATTTTGTAAATTTAAGTTCATCTCTTGTAATGTTATCAGAACGTCCTAGTTGAAATCCTGTTTCTTCTACGAGTCTTGATACTGGTACGTTCAATGAACGGAATAATTTTTTCTGGAAGTAGGTAATGTCATCAATCTCACCAAGGTTTGAACCGCCTGGCAAAGTTGTAATCTCTGTACCTCTACCACCTTCTCTACGAGGCAACCAGAAATCTTCTAACATAGACATGTGGTTTCTGTCATCTCTGATTTCACCAGTTCTTGCATCGTATACCATTTTGTTACGATAACGATTCATCACATCTTTTAGATATGATTCTGCTTTCATCTTTGGTAAGTTACCAACGTCAATATAGAAAATACGTCTTTCAGGCGCACGAGAGATACGATAGATAACTAACGAATCTTCAATCATTCGCAACTGATTAACAGGTTTGATTGCTTTGTTTAGATATGATAATACTGTACCTTTGGACATATCAATAAGTCCAGAAGGGCAGTATGTAATAGAGTCGGAAGTAATCTTGACTCCATTAGATGTTCCTACGTTTTGTTCCCATCCTTTATCATTATAAAGGTAAAAGTCTTTGACATCTTTGACCATTTCCATGCCAGTCTTTTTGTCAAGGTCTTTCTGGGTTTCTCTCGCTTTCTTGATTTTGCGAGGGTCGATATATCGAACTTCCTTAATACCCTTGCGAGGATGTTTGGGGTCGATAATTTTATGATAATAAATTCTGCCATCAACATACCAACGTCTAAAGATATCATGTCCTTTTGCATTAAAATCTAATAGGTGTAGGATTTCATGGAATTCCTCACGAATTTTTGATTTAATGTTTTTGGATACCTCTAGTCTGTCAAGTGATATTGATACAGATTGGTCACGTTCATCACTTACAATTGCTTCATTTACGATATCTTCAATAGCACTGTCACACTCTGGTTGTTGTGCAATATCTCTATATCTACGGATTAAATCAACTTCATTACGGTCTCTTCCGTCCATATCAAGGACAGAAGCGTAATGACCACCGCCCGATACAATGTCGAGGGTGCCGTCATCAGAGACAGGAGAAGTGAAACTATCACTTCCCCCATCTTGATTCGCTCTTGTAATTCTGAAACCGAAAAGTTCCGCCATACTATAATTCTCCTAAGTTTTACCCTTCTATTTAGTCGGGTAAAAAAGAGGACTTATACCGCACTAGCGGAGAAACTTGTGTATCTCCAAGTAATATCAAATGTTTCGATATCACTTACGGTATCATATGACAGTTCAATCGGTGTGATTGCTGTCGGCCAACAGTTCTTTAGAACATATGACTTCAGAATGTTATCATCTCTATCAAGTTGTTCAACTCTCAATTGTGCAGTATAATCTGACACATTTGTAAGTCCAACACCTGTTTCTAGGTCATTGATACCACTCATCCAACGCTCCATTGCGTTACGAACCATAAAGTCCGTATCGTTAATCATCGTTGTAGTCCATGCTTCGACTGTTCTGTCGCCCGCCATGTAGAGTTGTCTACCTCTGAATTGAACTTCAATTTCAGAAATAGTTTGCCCTGGCAATGATGTAGCCTTTACGAGAAAACTCGCACGATTAACGTCCAGCCCAGTAGTAATTGCTGGGGGAGTAGTCATAATCACACGATATTGATTCGCTCTTGCACCACCACCGATAAGGTTTGATTTAAAATCGTCTATACTAGCCATGATTAACCCCCTACCTCACTAAACGCAACACCAGTTCTTACGGCGATGAAATTTAGTGTAATAAAATTGATGGAACGAGCAGGTTTAATGTAAATGTCAGCGACAAATTCATTCCTGTCGATTACTTCACCTGTGTTGTTAGTTTCATCGGCAATTACTGAGAAATCAGTAATACCTCTTCTACCTTGAACATCACGAAGGAAAGGTTCAACTAAGTTCTTGAACTGTGCTTGAGTAAACGCATCGTTTAATTCAAACAGTTGGAACTTAGCAGCAGTAGCAATTGCTTTCTCAAGAACAATGAACAATCTACGAACATTGATTCTATCAAATGCACTTGGTCTAGACAACGCAGTTTTGTCACCAAAGAGAACTGTACCTTGGCCTGGGAATGTGCAAACAGGGTTTACACGAGCAGGATAAAGAATATCTCTTTGTGCTTTAGTTGGGTTGTACGCAAGTTTAACTGCACCACGAACTTGTCCTCTGTTGTAACCCGCTGGTGAGAACCAAGGGTCTGCAACATTGTCTGTGTTCGCAGCAAGTCCTGCCATGTCACCATTCATAGGAACATAACGGTATACGTCTGCATACTTATCATACATGTACTTGTAACCACTGTCAAACACTGCATAAGAAGAACTTGCGAGATTATCGAAGAACCCTTTAACATTGTTTGTTGCAGCTGCACCAGTTGACACACCGACTACATCTTCTCTACGAGGAGATATAAATCCAACTACGTCTTTTCTTGCTTCACACAAGTCCATAATCATAGTTGCGTGTGTTATACCATCTGTACCAG